CAATAGTGGAACGTGTCCCAGTTCCCCGTAGCTGGTACCACCCGTGGGTGCCCCACACATGGAATGCGTATCTTCAACCTAAAGTCGACTATTTGTGCGTACATGTGAGAGCCGCTGCCAAGGTCTCACCTCTCTGTGTGAATCTTGTCCCAAATGGACACACAGCCAACACTGTCAGGGGATTTGTGCGAGAATTCCTTGAAACAGATCCAGTCTTTTTGGCGTTGCAGCGACGGTTTCCTCGAGTCGCTGAACAAATCCAGTGTGACACCGCTTTGTCTGCGTTGTTCTCTGGTCGGGAAGCCGCAAACCAACAGTATTATGATGCCCGACAGGCCGGACAGGTTTCTGAAAATTTGGTCGTACATGCTAGAGCCACGGTTTTCAGTCCTCTTCCGCGCTTTACATTTCCTTCGGCAAAGACAGTGGCGATGGCCACGATACTATTGGTGTTCCTGTTTGGGGCAAGAAAATTCGGTGCCCATGCCAGCCAAAACGAGGCTGACATTTCGAGTTGGTGGGTTGACATTTTGATAGCTGCGACGTGTGTATTTGTCGTGGCTATTGCCCACCGGCCGTCCCGTGCGTACCGCCGGCGATTTGATCTTTGGATTGAAAAACGCACCGAAGGCATTGAGGATGTTTGCGATGATAGCGGCTACGAGGTCTTGTCCGAGAGAGACGTCGTACCAGCCGAACAGGTGCAAGCAATGTCGTTCAATGTCTGTAGGGGCAATTTGAAGATTCAAGTCGACGGTATGCCCTGTACACCTTTGCAGGCGTTCCATCTTTTGGAGGATGAAGATATTCACCAAAATGCTAAAATCGTTTTGATAACGAGTGGAATGCTGCACCAACCGGCCAAGACGGATTTATGTCTGTTGGCTGCGCTAATACAGCGCCTCCACGTTGCTATTGCCGGTGAACAAAACCGGGAGGTGCTCTCAAAGAATTGGAAGAGAGCTGTGGATAGGTTGTTGAAGATGTTAGGGGATTGGAACGTGGAAGAATGGACCATCGGGGCTTGTGCGGCGGCGATGGGTGGCGAAAAGGGCAAGCGACTGGAAGCTGCCTGGAGTGATGTTGTTTTAGGCCGGACGTGGAGGTTTCGGAAAGATATCATGGTTAAGTGGAATGAAACGATCGTGTGGAAAGTGGTGGGCGGTGTTTTAACCGTTAAACCACGAGCAATTGTAGTTTTCAGTGGAAATCTTCATGCTTTATTTGCTCCCATGGCGCGTGGTGTGGCTGATGTTTTACATGCCATATTTGATGGGGAAGGCCGCTCATGGCTTGGAACCAAAATTTACTACGCAGCCGGGTATTCGGGAGAGAAATTGAATGAGGTTGGAAGACAATTGGCTATAGCTTTTCACAATGTTATTGCCGTGTCTGGAGACGATTCTGTTTGCAGCCGAGCAATGACGAATTTTCAGGGACGTGCGCGGAACGTGAGTACCTATGTGGAAGGAGACTTTTCAGCCTTCGATCAAGCACAGAGGGAAGAATGTTTGCGAGCACATGGTCTTTGGATGAAGATGATCGGGGTTCCACCTCATGTTATCGATTTGATACTCCACGCCTGTTCAATGCCTTACAAAGCTCTTGGGAAGCGCTTGCGTGTGGATGGTGATTGTGGATACGAGATGGCCACGGGAATTGATTGGACGACTGTCATCAATTCGATGTCCAACATGTGTTTTTGGTTGGACGTTCCGGAGAGACCGGAGTGTGATCCTGTTCAGGTTGCTTATGAATTTGGGTTCACTTTGAAATGTTACCAGACTGGTTCTTTTTGTTCCCTCACTTTCTTGAAGGGGTGGTGGTTACTTGATCTGTGCGGGTCATACGCATGGTTCCCCCTTCCTTCCCAAATTTTGAAGTTGGGGAAGACTCTTAGACCGATAAGCTGTTTCGCCAGCAGCAGGAATTATGAGGAAGGACTGGCAATCCTTGCCTATGCTATTGCTGCTTCGATGCCAACAGTCCCTAGAGATTATCCTATCCTAGGGCCGTTTTTGAACAAGCTGGAAGAGCTTGGTAGAAAGACGAGCTGTGTCGTAAGCGCCTCTGAAGATGGTTGGTACAAACCGACAGTGTCATCGGTTTCCGTCGACAGGAAGTTTGCTATTGAAAGCATTGGTGCGCGATATGGCATCTGCAATGAGGAGATATTGCGTGTCGAGAGATTGA